CGTCATTTCTATTGTTTTTGCTTCAATAGGAAAATTTGCAGGCGGCTCAAACACGCCAACTTTATCTTGCATTTTCATTTCTTCTATTAAGTCTTGGTAACCAGAACGTATTAACAATCCTTGTACTTCGTCCGACATTGTCATTTTAATAGTTGCAGTGCCATCGTCATTTTCTACAATCTCATCTACTGTTAATGTTTCCATGTAATCATCATTTAACGCTAATGTCATTTTCTTTCTCCTCTGTTACAGGTTGTCTCGATACTGATTCTCCATTTGCCCAATTGCAATTTTCCATTGCATCGCCTTCGTTAAAGTGCTCACTAATAGTTTGTCCGAACTCATTGCATACATAATACTTAAACATATATCCTCCTAAAAATAATCTAATTATATTTTAACATAAGTTATAACCATCTTAGTACAAAGAATGTTACTTCTTCTGGTGTTTTAAATATAAGTGTGTATTTGTCAAAACCTAAATCATTCTTTGTCATTTGCATATTTACATTGTATTCTTTCTCGAAATATTCATACCTAGTGGGAACATCCGAACCGTCTTCGTGGAGAATACGTGGTCCTTTGTCTTTAATTGCTAACCATTCCTCAAAACGCTTGTCTGCGGAAGCATTCCATGCAGGTGTTATTTCTTTCCACGATATTGTTATTGTGTTCATGACCATTTTAACAAGAACAACGTGTACGCTTCTTCTGACTCAAATTCAACTGTGCTATCATGAATACTTGTACCTAGTATAAATTTAAATTTATACATATTCTCAACATCTTTCCATGATTTGAATCCACTAGTTTCTTGATTAATGCCACAATTGCGCCAGCAATTCATAAACGAGGGTGTGTACTTAACTTCTTTTATGACCATTTCAATAAGAACATTGTATGTGCTGATTTAGAATTGAACGCTACGCTATCAAAACTGTACCAATAATGATGCCCTTTACTTTGTTGTGTTAACGTGCAGTCGTACATTTTTTCAAACGCTCGCATTAGTTCATCTTCGTTCCGTGTAACTACAGTGTTTTCGGGTGCTTTCCAATCTCTGTTAACATCAACTACATGAGTGTCGTACATTTCCATCCATGCGTCGTCGAACCCTTTAACAGCATCAATGTACAATATATTAGTCATTCAGTGTATTATACATTACGTCCATTTTAGTAAACACATTGTTTGGTTTTCTACCGTTTTAAAGTCAACTGAGTCAAATGAAAACACCATGCCTTCAACAGAACTATTGTTATCTTCGGTTTTTATTAGGTTAACGTTATACCGCTGTTCAAACTCATCGACAACATTATATGCTCTCATTAAAATAAATGCCTCGTTGCTATCGGTTTGTTGTTTTTTGCGTACTGATTCATAGACCTCTTCGTACGCTTCTACAAATCCTGTTATGTCATTCACATGTTTGACGATATTGATATTCATATTCATACAAGGTATTATAACATATTATCCCCATTTTAAGGTAAACAATAGCAAGTCCTGTTCTGTTTCAAACTCCACAGAAAGTATATAGCCTATAATAATCTTAGCGTACAAGTTAAAGTTCTTCATTGTGTCACTAACGTCTTTGTCTACTAAACTCATACCTGAATTCAGGCTTTCTGGGTCATCGATAGTTTTAATTACCTTACAACCACAATCTATTTGGAGTACAGTACATATTGTTTTATTGTGGTCTTTACTTGCTTCGTCTATTGCATATCTAAGTGCATTTCTGAAGCCTATTAAGTCACTTGGGTCTTTACGTATGGGCACATAGTATTTATTACGTCCATCGCAAAACAAACATCGTGATATCTTCGTCAGAGTTGAACTGCAATGCATCCCAATATGTAATGTCAGTTATATTAGATGATATCCCATGCTTCTGTGAATATAATTTCAAAACACTACATTGATGGTCTTCTTCATATAATTTTTGAAATTTTATCAAATCATTATGTATTTTACAATTGTGTTTCTCCTGTGTGGAATGTAATGAATTTCGCAAAGGAGATTGAATATCCACTAACTTAATTGAATTAGGTTCCATTATAACTTTTCTCCTTTGTCGAATCCACGGAATCGTTCAAACCTAGGGAATCTCAAACTATAAACATCATTGGTTATATCTTGATTTTTTGTAACAGCATCTGCCATGATTTCGACTACTTGACCAACCAACTCATCGCGTTCTTTCCAAAATTCCTCTCTATTTTTATCAGTTAACCCTGACCCAACATTAACATGGATTTCTTTACCTTGGTCAATGCCTTCACATATAAATGCACCCAACTTACCAACATTCTTACCTGTGCCTTCTTCGACACCCACAACAGTTAAGTCAACGGTTATAACCGGTTTCCATTTCATCCATGTTGTACTACGTTTACATTCATATACACCGAATATATCCTTAATCATGATTCCTTCATATCCATCGTTTATACATTCAGTGGCATAATCAGTCATTTCAGTATGACCTTCTTCTGTATCCAAATCTACTAACATAGGTGTTTCAAGTACCTTTATGTTATCCAAATCTTGTATTTTTTCACTAACCGAGTCCAAGAATACGTACCTATTTGCTTGTACCTGTGACCATAAACCCGTTTGGAAGTTTTCAAAAGGCAAATAATCAAATATGTTATATACACAATCATCCGTCTGAACATTCTGTTTACGTTGTGCTTGTCGCATTAGACTTTGGAAATCGTCGCTCATTATTTCCCCATCCAGTACAATCGGGTCATACATATAAGGCAATGCTGTATAAAACACATCTCTGACCTTGCGTAAACTACGTTCGATAGATTTAAAGTTTTCGAATCGTTTTCCATTTCTACTATACAACTCAATATAACTTGCATGCATTACCGCAATAGTTCTAACACCATCGAGTTTCTTCTGTATGAACTTTTGTCCTACTAACTTCTTTTGGTGCTTTTTAGAATCTGTTGCTAACATACATTCAAACGTGGGTATTTCGTACTTTGTACCTTTAAGTATCTTGTTAAATGTTTTAGCAGTTGCGCCAATACGCAAATCTTTTAATAGTGTAGGTCGTGCTAACTTATTCCAGTTATCACTGTCGAACTCTTTGCTTAATTCTTCTATATCATGTATTGCTGTGTTGCCCGTAATTCTACGTGTACTTAAATCTTTAAGTAAGAATTGAAAGAAGTGCCAACTGTTTTTCTTGTTAGTCAATCCCTCTGTTTCAGGTACTTGCTTGGTATAAAATTTAGTAAATGGGTCATATGCTTCTTGTGCGTTTTCCAAGAATATACACGCCTCTTTGCTACCCAATGTGCATGCGGTGTATGCTTCTCCGATTACTGCTTCTTTATGCAACCGGCTATTACTTTCGTTTAATTTGTCTATCCAATGAAAAGGCATATTAACCAGAGAATACGTTATCGCTACCCTGTGTTAATGATATGCCACAACCATAGGGGTCTGAAATTCGTGCAATTTGTTTGTTATTTACATATACAGAATTTGAACCACTACTTAACGTAGTTGCATGTGTCGGGCAACCTACCGGTGAATAAGGATGCGATGTATTAGAATCGCCTTGTCTATGTGTGTTTATATTATTAGTGAGTACATTGTCCGAACCCATTGCGGCAGTTGGAACGACTCCACATTCGTGAACTGATATCGTGTCGCCTACTCTACTTACATTTAACATACTATTATTTATTCAGTGAGAACTTGTTTAGTTTTCTCATTCTGCATCTCATCAATGCCCTGTTCGTAGGAGACTTTTATATGTTCTTCAACATGTGCAACTACTGCAATAGCAGACTTGTTTAATTGCATTGGTTTTGACATATCACCAGCAATCATCCCAGGTAATGTATCGGGACCTTGTGCAGTTAATGTAATACTAAGTGGACTCATGATATCAATGCATGATTGGTGCACGTCGTCCACTTTAGCAATGAACTCTTCTCCACTAAGTAACTTGAAACTATATATATTACCTTTAAATATTTGTATCATTCGCTTTCCATAATTTCATTAACACGAGATACAATTAGTTCTTTTGATATAGCATTCAATCCATCGAACCCGCCTTCAACTAATAATGTGTTATTGACATATAATTGTGGAACAGTTCTATGACCTTCCCCAACAACAAATGTCTTAGCATCATCGTCTTCATCAATCTTTACAACATTGCATTCAATGTTGTACTCTTCTAATAAATCCTTTGCTTTAACACAATACGGACATCCTTCTTTGCTATAAATTGTAATCATAAACTAAATCCTTTTAATGTATCTTCTGTGATATCTTGTTTAACTGCACCTATAACATATGAAGTTATTTGCGTTTCTTGAGGTGCCACCTGTACTTCTGAACCCGAAATCCATTTTCTTGTCCACGGTAGTGGGTCCGAGCCACCTTTAAACGGTGACTCTAACCCAACTGCTTTCATGCGCTTATTAGCAATGAACTCTATGTACTGACATAGCAATTCTTCGTTCAACCCAATGATAGAACCATCTTTGAACAAGTATTTAGCCCAATCCTTTTCTTGCTGTACTGCATCTAAGTACATTTTTGTTGCTTCTTCCATTGTATCTTCTTTAATCTTAGCAAACATTGGGTCATCATTTGGCATCATCTTGAGAACAGTTTGTGTGAATCCTAAATGCAAGTTTTCATCTCGACAAATTAACTTAATAATCTTAGCATTGCCTTCCATTGATTTAAGTTCGGCAAATGCCCAACTACAAGCAAACGATACATAGAATCTAATACCTTCTAGTACATTTACACTTAGCATTGTTAAGTAAAGACGTTTCTTTAACTCGTATTCAGTGATTTCTACTTTCTTTCCATTAACTGTATGCTTACCGTAACCTAGTAACTGATAGTAGTTACTGTATTCAATTAAATCATCGTAGTATTTACTTACATCAGCACCGCAATCAATAATTTCTTGAATATCTATCATCTCGTCAAATACAACACTCGGATTTGCATAGATATTGCGAATAATATGTGTGTAACTTCTGCTATGTACAGTTTCATTGAACGACCACAATGTCATCCATGCTTCTAACTCAGGAATACTAACCAATGGCAAGAACGCTAGACTAGGACTTCTACCTTGTACTGAATCTAGTAGTATTTGACGTTTAAGATTAGATGTAAAGATGTGCTTTTCGTGTTCATCCAAACTCTTAAAGTCTTTAATGTCTTTATTAAGTTCTACTTCTTCGGGTCGCCAAAAGAATCCCATTTGCTTGTCAGTTAACTTATCAATCTTCTCGTACTTTAATGTTTCATAACGTTGTATTCCCATTGACCCTTTTGGGTCTAAGAACATCGGACTATCTATGTGACTTTTTTTCTTATCGAAATTAATTACACTTCTACTCATAACATTTCCTTAAATCTTACAAGATTCACAATCATCATCCTCAACTTTAATTTCACCAGCGCCGTCGTATGTTTGGAAATAATACAATTGCTTTCCGCCGTACTTATAAAACGTAATAATATCTTCGAGCATTTTACTCATTGGTATTTTTTCATCTTCGTACTGCATTGGGTTATAACTTGTATTAACACTAATGCCTTGGTCAATGTACTTTTGTAGTACTGCCATTACTTTCAAGTACCCCGACGGTCCAGGTTGGTCCCAAAGTAGTTCGTACTTGTTCTTCAAGTGTCTGAACTCAGGTACTACTTGTGCCATTACACCATCTTTGCTTTGTTTGATAGATACGTAACTACGTGGTGGTTCAATACCATTTGTTGCATTACTAATTTGTGAACTAGTTTCACTTGGCATCAATGCCATTAATGTAGAATTTCTAATACCATGCGCTTTGAGTGACTTGCGCAACCCCTTCCAATCCATTTTATTTTTATGCTTGATTACTTCGTTGACCTCTTTCTTGTAAGTATCAATCGGTAGTACACCGTCACTGTATTTTGTTTCGTTATTTAATGGACATGCACCGTACTCTTTTGCTAAGTCATTACTTGCTTTAATTAGGTAATAACTCCAATGCTGTGCCCATGTATCAACCAATTCCAAGCCTTCTTTGTCATTGTAGCCAACGCCATTCTTTGCTAAGAAGTACGCTAAGTTAATAATACCAACACCTAGTGGTCTGCGTTTTTCAGTTGCATTCTTTGCGGCAATTACAGGATAATCTTGATAACTTAGTAACGAATCCAAACCGCGCACTGCTAAATCACATGCACGTTCCATATCTTCCGGCTGTTTAAACATTCCCCAATTAATCGCAGATAATGAACACAATGCAATTTCGCCTTCTTCATCATTGAAATCATTTAGCGGTTTAGTAGGCAAATCAATCTCTGAACACAAATTACTCATTCTAATTGGTGCTAATTCAGGTTTAAATGAGCCATGTTCATTGGCATGGTCTACATTCATTAAGTACATTCTGCCTGTGTCCTTGCGCTCTTGTATAAACGTGCTAAACAACTCGATTGCAGAAACCTTAGTTTTCCTAATTGATGTTTTACGTTCGTACATCTCGTACAACTCACGGAACTTATCTTGGTCTGCATAAAATGCATCGTACAAGTCAGGTACATCATGTGGACTAAACAAAGTTATATTCCCACCTGATAATAAACGTTCGTACATAACCTTATTCATTTGGACGCCGTAGTCTAATGTTCTAATACGTGTTTCTTCTGTTCCTTTGTTGTTTTTGAGAACCAATAAGTCTTCTACTTCTAAATGCCAAATAGGAAAATACAGTGTTGCTGAGCCACTTCTAACCCCACCTTGTGAACAAGATTTAACTGCTGTTGAGAAATGTTTAAAGAATGGTATAACGCCTGTATGGTACGCATCGCCACTTCTAATAGGCGAGTTAAGTGCTCTAATTCTACCTGCTCCTATGCCAATGCCTGCCTTTTGACTTACGTACTTAACAATAGCACTTGTTGTTGCGTTAATCGAGTCTAAACTGTCGTCTGTTTCGACTAATACACAACTACTAAACTGTCGTTGTGGTGTACGAACACCTGCCATAACAGGTGTAGGTAAACTAATTTGGTGTGTACTAATTGCATCGTAGTATTCTTTAATCCAATGCAACCTTGTTTTTGTACCTTTCTTTGGGTAATGTGCAAATAAAGTTGCCGCTATTAATGCGTAGCATACTTGCGGGGTTTCA